TGTAGCTAATGAAAATGAAATAGCTTTATTTGTAAATAACGTAAGGCAGCAACCTGGATCTGGTAAAGCATATACTGCTACAAGCACAGCGTTAACACTATCTGCGGCTACGGCTTCGACAGATACGATGTACTGTGTATTTTTAGGTAGAGCATTACAAACTGTAACACCTGCAACTAATAGTATTAATAATGCCATGGTTAGTTCCTCTGCTGCTATCGCTACAAGTAAACTTGGAACAGGTGCTATTTTACAAGTTATTAGTGCAACTCATGCAACAGAAGTTACATCTACTTCATCTAGTTATGCTGATACTGGATTAACAGCATCTATTACTCCATCTTCAACATCAAATAAAGTTTTAGTTATTGTAAATCAAAATGGATTAGAAAAAGATGGTACTGATACCAAAATATCAGTAAAATTATTAAGAGCATCTACAGATATTGCACTTTTTGCTGGTACTGGAACATTAAATACATCTACAGCAAATAGAACTGATATAGGTGGTACTGGAGTTTCAATTTTAGATACTCCAAGCAGTACATCATCAACGACTTATAAAACACAATTAAAAAATGAAGGCTCTGGAACTGTGTCTGTACAAAATGGTAGTTCAGTTTCATCTATTACATTAATGGAGATAGCTGGATGATAACACAAGCAATACTTAAAATAAATCCTAATGCAAAAGTAGTTGTAAGAGGTAATGATATTGATACTTGCCAAATTGAATGGTTAGAAGGAACTGCTGAAATTTCTAAAATAGATATTAAAGCACAGATAACAACTGTTGAACAAGAAGAACAAACAGCAATAGATAAAAAAGCATCTGGCAAACAAAAGTTAAAAGACTTGGGATTAGATGATGATGAAATAAAAGCATTGATGGGAGCCTAACCCATGGCACTCTCTAAGGTCAACTTCAACAGTTTAAACGTAACGCCTTCAGCAAGCAAGGCGATTAAGTTTAATTCAAGCAACAATGGTTTAGA